CAACATAGCAGAAGCGAAAGAATACAGGGAAACTTTAGCCATCGAAAAAGCAAGGCAAATGGCAAACTAACCCCAACAGGCATGGGAAAAGATAAAAACCTATAACCCTAACAACAAAACCATGCTATAATAAATCAAAAAGGAGTTAATTATGAAAAAGTGGTTATTGTTACAATGGTTAATTTTTTCTTTTGCTTTTCCTTGGATGGCGTGGCTTGGGCATACTTCTTCTAATATCATATATACAATGAGCGGTTTAATAATTGGAGTGGCGCTAGTACATATTGTTTTATTAATTTTGGAAATAAAAAACCAGAAAAAACAACATAATGAAATTCAAGAATTAATAGAGCGCTCAAAAAGAGAATGCGAAGAGAAAATAAAAGAATTGAAGAAACAAGAACAAAGTTAAATATTACTAACCCCTAACAGAATGTAAAGTAAGTTAATAGACTATTGCTCTCGGCATGGTGAGTGTGATAATATAAATACAAGGATGGAAGCGAAAAAAAAGAGGGACTAAGCCCTCGATAAAATAGGTAAACTAAAATATTTTTAATGCTAGAATAATGAGCAATATGAAGAGCAAGGCTCGCCAATCGATTTTAAACATCGCTTCCTCCTTTCTTGTTTGAAAGATATTTTTTTCATATATTTCTCCTCCGCAATGCGGACTAATTCTTGTATCCCTATCTAACTGGGGAATTTAACAAGATTATTATACAACAAATGGAGTAGCTTGAAAACATGATGGCTCTAGGGTTTGAAACCCTTTTGTTGTACGCATTAGACCATTTTCCCGACGTTAGGAAAAGATTAAAACTTTATAAAATCCATGACATTATGTATAATAAAAAAAAGAGAGCTTTCGCTCTCAAATGTAATAGTGTATGTATCGGGAAACTACACAGGAAACTCGTCAACAAGCTGACTTTGATAATAATCAAGGTCGGCTTGTTTTATCAACTCCTCAAATAATCTCTGCATTGGTATTCGAGATTGCCAAACTCTGTAAATCTTTTCTTTGACTGACGGCTCTTTGATTTCAAAGCTCATTTTGAATGGTTGTTCTTGCATAATTACCTCTTTGTTATTAAATTTTTAATTAAAATTTAATTATTGTTTAACTTTTGATTAATAATAATATTTTTATATAATTAAATCAATTAAATTATTATAAAAAATCTAATGCAATTATAATAAATTTAGGATATAATTTTAATAAAAAAATAAAGAAAGATTAATATTTTTATAAAAGAAAGGTGTTAATATGACAAAAAAGAAATACAGAGTTGTTAAAGCTAACGTTGAAAAACACTTAGGACATCCTATAAAACACATTGATATTGCGAAAATTCTTGTCGAAGAAGGATTAATGAAAGATGTAAAAAAAGGAGCTAACACCTTAGGCAACAGGTTCCATTATGACGGATATCTGAGTGATGAAGAAGTTGCAGCAATAAGAAAGCATGTTTTTAGAACCGATGATGATTTTTCTGTTGATGAACTTTATAAAGACGTATGTCCAATACCATATTGGGAAGGGTGCGATGAATGTTTGCAAAATTTAAAAAGCCCTCTTATTTTAAGACCAAAAATTGCTGATGGTGAAATAATTGAAAAAAAATTGCACAGAGATAAAACAATGTTTAGAGCTGTTGCAATGCCAGATAGAAGAATGGAGGGTGCTCCATATAGATACATGAGAGGTGATTTATTATGTATTGATACAGGCGATACCAATTATTCTAATGGAGGAAAATATTTTTATATCTCCAAGGGTAAAGGCTCAATATCGAGTAAATATATTGCAGCTGTTGCAGAATTGAGTGTTAATTTTGACGGAAATACCGTTTTTAAGTTTTCAAATCCAACAGATCCAGCTAGACCAATTAAAACATTCACGACTGCAGAATTAAAAGAAAGACAATTTAAAGTAATAGGACGAGTTATATATAATTGGTTTAAAACAGAAGAATAAAAAATTGTAAACTTTTCTTAATAAAAAATCACTTAGAGGATATTTTTAATATCAATCCACCCCTATATTGAAAGATATATAGGGGTGTTTTTATGTATCAAATGACGTTATTTGATACAAGACCATATACAGAGTTTGACTTTCCTGATTATATGAAAGTCTATTCGGTTTATGCCTATGACAAAATAAAAGCCCATAAGTTTTATAAACAGAAAAAAGAAGAAGCAAAAAAGAAAAAAGACCCTGACATATATTATTCAATCAATCCTTATGATGTTATTCAAATGTTTATTGTCAGAAACAAAGACGGAACAAAGAAGCATTTAAAAGATGAAAAACATATCTTTAGAAGAAAATCGCTAGATTTAATCTATCAAGAGATAGGCAAAAGATTAATTGCAGGTCAGAAAATAAAAATATTTGAGTGTCAAGAGTTTAATTTTTCAGGAGTTAAAGTTTACTACGATTATTATGACGACAAGCCCTACGAGTACAAAACATTAAGAGATGGTTGGAAAGATTTTAAAGGTGAGGAGTTTAATTACATTTCAGGAGAGCTAGACAATACACAGCACCTCCCGATTTATAAAAGGCTTAAAACACACATATTGCTTTTAAGATTGCTAAGGCAAGGGATGACAATTGATAAAGCAGCTGATGAAGTTAAAGAAAGGTTTAAGGAATGGCTAAAGAAATAGAACTTGTCGGAGCAAAACGAGAAGAAGAATTGCAAAAGGCAAGAGAAGAATATCAAAAAAAGTTTGATGAGGATATTAGAAAATTATTAGAAGAGGCGAAGAAAAATGGATAAAATAGATGTACTTATAGCTTATCTATTTGCAATACAAGCGTTTGCAAAAGATATTCACTATTCGGCAAGTGGTGAAGCATTTTATAGTAAGCATTTATTGGCGGATGAAATTTATAAAGGAATTGATGAGCAGATTGATGCGCTGATTGAGACATGTATAATGCCCTATTATGCGGTAAGAATATCTTGTTTTTGGAATATTGCTAAAGATATAATACCAAATTTAACAGACGATGATAGCATCAATTTTGACAATTTAAGAAAACTTTGTGCTAAGGCTGTAGATTTAATGAATAAAATTGAAGTAGATATAAAGGGGGAACAATCTTTAATTGATGATATTGCTAAAGACCTACAACGCAAACTAGGAATGATAACAAGGCAGGTGCAATGATGAAAGATGGTTTAACCCCAAAGCGTGAGAAGTTTTGTCAAGAGATGGCGAAACTTGGGAATCAAAGGCACGCTTATAAAAATTCGTTTAATTGCAAAAAAATGAAAGATGAAACTATTGATAGGCGAGCTTGTGAATTAATGAAGGACGGCAAGATAAGGGCAAGGCTGCAAGAACTAGCAGAAGAAATCAAAAGTGAAGCTATAGCGGATGCTGAAGAAATACAAATGCTAATGACAAAACTTTTAAGAGGCGAGGAAATAGAAGAAGTGCCGATGTCTCTTGAGGGCGAATTTTTTATGGCAAAGAAAAAAGTTACGCCCAAAGACCGCATTAAAGCAGGAGAAACCCTTGCCAAAATGCGAGGCTATTTTGATATAAAAATCAAAGTCGAAAATGCACCTCAAATTATTAACAATGTCCCAAGGGTTAAATAATGATAGAAATAGCTAGTTTAATTATTCCTGTTTTCTTTGCCGTTTATTGGGATATATTAGACGGCTTACACACTCATTATTGGTTTAAAGGTGGCAGAGGTTCTACAAAATCTTCTTTTATTTCTTTAATGATTGTAATTCTTATTATGACCGACCCTGAATGTAATGCTATCTGCTTTAGAAAAATAGCAAAAGACATTGAGGAAAGCGTTTACAATCAAATTTTATGGGCGATAGAAGCGCTCGGAGTGTCTCAATACTTTAAAGCATACAAATCACCATATAGAATTATCTACACACCAACGGGACAAGTTATCGCTTTTCGCGGGTTAGATGATGCAACAAAAACAAAGTCAATTAAACTCAAAAAAGGTTATTATAAAATATCATGGTTTGAAGAGCTCGACGAGTTTTCAGGCATTGAAGAAATAAGAAAAGCAGAACAATCCGTAATGCGTGGCGGAAATAAATTTATTGCTTTTAAATCATATAACCCACCGCAAAATATTAATAATTGGGTTAATAAAGAGGTTTTAAAAGATAGAAAAGATAGATTAATAACGCATAATACCTATTTAGATGTTCCTGTTGAATGGTTAGGCGAGCAATTTATAATCGAAGCTGAATTTTTAAAGAAATTTAATGAATTAGCTTATAGACATGAATACCTAGGAGAAGTAACAGGAACAGGAGGCATAATATTTCCTAATGTTCAAGATTATAGAATGAGCGACGAATTTATAAGCCATTTTGATAATATTAGAGAAGGTATCGACTGGGGTTTTGCTGCTGATCCATTCGCTTGGAATAAAATGCACTACGATAGCACAAGGCGAGTTTTATATATTTATGATGAAATCCACAAAGTTGGTTTGACTAATCCAAGAGCAATGGAGCTTATAAAACCAAAAACACAATGCAGAATTGTTGCGGATAGCGCAGAACCAAAATCAATTGTTGAATTTATGTCAGACAATATCGATATTGTTGGAGCAAACAAAGGACCCGATTCTGTACGTTATGGCATTAAATGGCTTCAGCAATTAGCTTATATCTATATCGATAAAGAAAGATGTCCGCATACTTTTGAAGAATTTAGCTTGTATGAGCTTGAAAAAGATAAAAATGGCGAATTCAAAGACAAATACCCTGATAAAAACAATCACCATATTGATACTACTCGTTACGCTATGGAAGATGACATGAACAATAATTATATTACTGCAATAACAGATTTGCGCCTATAATCCCCGTTTTTCAATCTTCTATGCTTAAAATATAGGAGATTTTATATGTATCAAGTTATAGCTGATAATACAGAAATTAACGCAAAAAATGTAACTGATTGGTTAGAGGATTTCAAAAAAAATATCTTACCAAAGCGCCAAAAGATGGGTGAATATTACGATGGGAAAAACTGCATTGTAAAACAAGGAGCAGTTAAAGGACGTCCTAATTATTCAATCAACGTTAATATGGCAAAATATATTATTGACGTTGCAACATCTTATACTTTTGGGATTCCTGTTAAATATTCAACGGACAACAAAAATTCTGAAAAAATATTAGAAAGAATTGCATATATTAACAAAAATTGCAATGTCAATGAGATTGATTTTCAACAAGGCGGCGATATGGCAACTTATGGCGTTTCATATCAGCTTGTTTTAGCAAAAGACGAAGATGGCTCGATTGAAGATAGAATTTTATTTAAACACTTAAACCCATTACAAACATTTTATGTAATTGATAATACAATTTTAGAAACTCCTTTATGCGCTATTTATTTTTATAGTTATAAAGAAAAGAACATTGATAAAACAAAAATATATGTTTATGACAACGAATTGCTTTATGAATTTATTGAAAAAAGCGGCGTAGTAACGCTTGAAAACGAAGCAGAATCTCATAACATGGGAACTATTCCTATCATTCAAAGCTTAAATAATGACGATGCTTATTCTGATATTGAAGCTGTAACAGATTTACTAGATAGCTTGAGTTTATCAATTTCAAATAGCACTGATAATTTACAATCAATCGCAAATGCAATACTAGCTGTTTCAGGTGGTAAATTAACAAAAGAAAACATTGCAATTTTAAACGAGACAAAAGTCGGAAATCTTCCTCAAGGCTGCTCAATGGAATGGGTGATAAAAAATATTAACCCTGAAGCAGAAAAAAACCAATTAGACAATCTTTTAAAATTCTTGTTCCAAATCTCGCAAGTTCCTGATTTAACAGATGAGGCTTTTGGTGGTAATCAGTCAGGAGTTGCAATGCAATATAAGTTATGGGGATTAGACCAACTTTGGGGAACAAAAACAACAAAATATACAAAAAGTATTATTGCTCGTTTAAAAATAGTTTTCCATTTATTGCAATATCAAATCAAAAACCATGTTCAATTATTAGACGATATAAACATCACTTTTGCTAAAAATCTTCCAAAAGATAATTCGGCAGAATATGCAATGGTTCAAGCATTAAAAGATGTTGTTTCAAAGAAAACATTACTTGAAAACATCTCTATTGTTGATGACGTACAAGCGGAACTTGAAGCACTTGATGAAGAGGCTGAAAAAGATGCCGATAGATTTGGCTTTAATAACAATCCTGAATTAAATAATGGCGGTGACAATGCCGAAGAAGAACAATAGCCAAGAATATTGGGCAAAACGTAGGCAACAAGACAAAATTAAGGTTATCAAAGAAGGAGAAAAGGGAATTGATAACCTTAAACGCTTGCTTAAAGTGAATCTTGATGATGCACAAGCAAAAATAAAGCTTTTTTACGAAAAATATGGCGAAAATCCAGCCGAAAAAATGAGCTATTCTGAATGGCAAAAATACAAAGCCAAATTAAAAAGAATGGCTCAAAAAAACCCACAAGATGAATTTTTACAAAGGTTAGCAAAACAAAATATTCCAAAATATCAGATTGACAGGCTAAGAGCTTTAGAGCTTGATTTACAAATGCAATTAACAGAAGCAACACAAGGGCAAGCTCAAGGCATTTATAATACTTTAGACGATGTCGCTCGAGTTTCTCAATCGGTTTTAGCAAAATCAATGCGAGCAAGTATTGGTTTAAAATTTAACACTATTGCAGATAGAAAATTGAAACAGCTTTTATCTTCTGATTGGTCGGGTGCAAATTGGTCTGATAGGCTCTGGCATGATAGAGCAGTTGTTGGTAAAAAAGTAACTGAAATTTTGCAAAAAGGGGTTACACAAGGAACATCTTTGCAAAAAATGGCTCGTGAGCTAAAACAAGCAACAAATCAGAGTTTTAATAATGCTTTTAGATTAATTAGAACGGAAACTAGTTTTATAGATACTCAAGTAACTTTTGAAGGCTATAGACAGGCGCAAGAAGAGTTAGGACTTATGTATTACAAATACGATTCAATGTTAGACATAAGAACTTCTGAAATTTGTAGAGAAATGAACGACAAAATTTTCAAAATAGATGAAATGCAAATCGGTCTAAACGCGCCTCCACTTCATGTTAACTGTCGCTCAACTACTCAGCTTGTGTTAGATGACGAAGATATAAAAGAGCCAGTTAAGGAATTAACAGAGTTCAAAGATTTTGGAAAGTTTAACCGTAAAGCTTATGGGTTAGCTGATTTTGCAAAACAAGCAGAAAAACCTACACAATGGGCTAGATCTAACTATGATAAGAACACGTTACATAGTTTTATAAAAGTGGGGAGTTTGTCTGAAAAACAAAAAGAATTGTTAGAAACAAAAACAAATGAAATTAAATTTTCTCTTGAAAATATGATTAAAAATAGAATTGAACATCCTGATTTAAATTTCTATGACTACAAAAAAATAGAAAATATTTTGCAAAATCCAGATGAAGTTGTAAAAGGTAGAAAAAATCATATAAGATACTTTAAGACAATTGACAATAAACTTTATGAAGCAGTTATAAAAACAACACAGGATAAAAGAGAAAATTTCTTTTTGTCTTTACACAGGGCAGATGAATCAAAACTTAAAAATATAAAAAGATAATCTTAATTGTGAGGACTCGGACTGTCCCTCTGTCGCCATTTGGCTCGGTACCGAGAATTTACCGTATTAAGATTATCTTATTTTAATTATATACCATTTTTATTTATTTTTAAACCCCATTATTAAAAAACATGAAGAAAAACCCCGTTTTTCAATCTGTCATAGTGTTTGTATGTTCCTAGAACAGTAAAACTAGGATTATGTACAGGACAGTAAAACTGAAAAGGAGAAAAGAATGTCAGATGAAGCAAAATTTACGCAGGCTGATTTAGATGCCTTAAAAGCAGAACACGAAAAAGCAATCAACGATTTAAAAGACAGACACAAGGAAGAACTGGATAGAAAAGTTGACGGTGCTGTTAAGAAAGCTCTAGCAGAGGCAGAAGAAAAAGCCAAAGAAGCTAATATGTCAGAACTTGATAAAGCTAAAAAAGCACTTGAAAAAGCAAATAAAGCTACTGAAGATTTCAGAATCAAATACGAAGCAGAAGCAGAAAAAACAGCTTTGACCGCTCAAAGAGAGCAAGCTCTAAAAGATTTGGCGGAATTAGGTATAGATGCAAGTTGTCTGGACTATGTTTTCATCGCAAAAGATACTGAAGGCACTAAGGCTAAAGCTAAGGCTTTCAAAGAGTATATCGACAACGTCAAAAAAACTACTTTTGAAAGCAATGTTAGGTCAACAATACCCGGTGCAAGCGGAACTTCTTCAACTGGTTCTAATGCAGATATTAACAATGCAATAAGAGCCGCAGCAGGACTTAATTAAAATGAAAGGTAAAAGAAAATGACAGTAAACATTATTACAAGGTCAAATGCAGAAGCATTAATCCCTACTACGGTAGCGAACGAAATTATTTCAGGAGTTACAGAAACAGCAAGCGTATTACAATTAATGCGTAGATTACCAAATATGACATCAAAGCAACATAAATTGCCTGTTTTATCAGCATTACCAATGGCATACTTTGTTGATGGTGATACAGGACAAAAGCAAACAACTAAAGCTGAATGGGAAAATATCACATTAACAGCTGAAGAAATCGCTTGTATCGTTCCTATCCCAGAAGCAGTACTTGCAGATGCAAGTTATGATATTTGGGCGCAAATCAAACCGCTTATTGTTTCAGCATTTAACGATGTTATTCAAAAAGCTATATTAACAGGTACAAATATTCCAATGTCTTGGGGCGGAGCTATTATACCTTCTGCTATTGCCGCAGGAAATGTTGTAACTCTAGGTACAAATGAAGATGTTGCAGGCGATATTATCGGTGTAGATGGTGTTATGGCTCAAGTTGAAAACGACGGCTTTAATGTTAATGGTTTCTTCGCTGATAATACAATGAAACCAATGCTAAGAAATTTAAGAAATTCTAACAACACACCGATTTATGTAAATTCAGTAGCAACTGGTAGCCCATCTACATTGTTAGGTATTCCTGTTAATTACAACAACTCTGGACTATTTGACAAAACACAAGCTTTAATGCTTGCAGGTGATTTTACAAAAGCTGTTTACTCAATTAGAGAAGATATTACATACAAAGTATTATCTGAAGCAGTAATTCAAAATCCAGATGGCACTATTGCTTACAACCTTGCTCAACAAGATATGGTTGCATTGCGTTGTGTAATGAGATTAGGTGTTGCAGTTGCTAATCCTTTAACAAAAGCAAATGGTGATGCTACAACTCGTTATCCATTTGCGGTATTAGCACCAACAGATGAGCCAGATGAGCCAACAGCTGGAGAAAGTGAGGCTGCATAATGGCATATAAAAAGCACACTTGGGAAAAGGGCGACAAAATTACACCTGAATTATTAAATAATATGGAAAACGGCATTGAAGAAGCTCACAAGCTGTTTGAAAAATTGGAAAAACTTCTTGAAAAGAAGGTTAAGCCTAAAACCAAAAAAGCTGAATAGGGGTTAGGGGGAGCAATCCCCCTTTTCCCATAACCTAAAGGAAAAAACAATGTTAAATAACTATTCAAAAGTTAAAGATTATATATTAATACTAAGCGAGCAAGAAGATACACCAAAACTGGATTTGCAAATACAAGCGTTAATCAATGAATGTTTAGCTTATTGTTATCGCTCTGACGTTCCAGAAGCAATGGTTTTACCTTTAGCTGATGTTGTAGCTAATGAGTTACAAAAAAGAAACTTACTAGGGCTTGAAGGCGATGTTTCAAGCTATTCAGAAGGCGATATGTCGGTTTCTTTTGGTGGCAATAGTAATATTTCTACTGCTAAACAGTTTTATAATGGCAAGTTAGAGGCTTTTAAACAAATTATAGGGGTAGTTAAAAATGTTTAGGGATGATAGATGTACAATCACTCGTAAAAGTGAAACAAAAGTGGAAGGTGAAGTCATCTATGGCGAAGATGAGATAATAGCCGTTGATGCCCCTTGTCATTTATCAGTGGAAAGTATTAGCCCTGTAAATCAAACTCAAAGCACGGGTACTGTCTTGCTTGATTATGTTTTGTATATCGACACGAAACACGGCGTAACTATTCAGGCTAACGACCAAATCAATGTAACTACTGCACAAGGTCAATACTATGAGCTAAGAGCAGGTGAAAGCCACAAATACAGATTAACAACTCAAACACATTGCAAGGTGGTAAAAGTTGCCTAGTTTCGATGATTTCGCTAAAAAACTTAAAAATTTAGAACAAGATGTACCTAAAATCTTTGAAAAGGTAGCGAAAAAGGGTGCTATTAAGTTTGTAAATGAAGCTAAATCAAAAACAGATAGAGAAGGGCTTGTCGATACTGGGGCTTATAGAAGAAATTGGCAAGCTAAAGCTATTGAACCATTGCCTGATGTTTATGGGGTTGAATGTCATAACGATATGGAATATGCTAGTTTTCTTGAATACGGTCATAGAACTAGGGGTAATACAAAGGTTAAAGGTCGTTTTGTTGGTGAATTATCAATAAGAGAAACCGAATATTATTGCGTCCAAGAGTTAGAAAAAGCTCTTGAAAAAGCTATGAAGGGAAAATAAGCCCGATTTTAAAAGCGTTATGCTTGACTTATGGCAATAATTATAGACATAAAAAACGCTATTAGAAAAGCGATATATACAAGGGATAATGAAATCAATTTCTTTTTTAACGAGATATTGAAAGTTCAGTATCCTTATGTTTTCTTTTATATTCCGTCTTACAGATTAGACAAGGCGGTAGACAGTGAACATTGGCGCAAGCTTAATCTTATGTGTGTTATTGAGTATGCAGAATCAGAGAACAACTCCGCAACCGATTTATGGGAATACGCCGACAGTTTAAGCGAGGCACTATCTTTGTTCACATTTTCTGATACAAGATTAACCGCAAAAAATACGGAGTTTAAAATAGTTGACGGGGTTTTGCAAATGACTTTTGACCTCGAATTTTATATTAAAGCAGTAGAAGAAGCAGATTTAATGCAAGAATTGAATCTGCAATTAAAATAAGGAGAACTAAAATGGTACAAACACAACCAAAATTTAAGGTGGCATTTAAGGAGTTAGCCGTTTTGGCTATCCAAAGACAACAAAGAGGTTCTGTTGTTATGATTCTTAAAGATGATACAGCAGAAATCGACAAAGTGGTTTACAGAGGTTTAGGCGATGTAAACAAAGCAGACTACACAGCAGAAAACTACGACAGATTAACTCTAGCGTTCTTAGGTAGTCCATCAAAAGTTATTGTAATTAAAGCTGCAGAAGATACCGACGGCTTTAACGAAGTTTTAGCAAAATTAGACTACTACGACAATTACACTTTATGCTACCCAGAAGGCGAAGCAAGCGAATTTACAGCTATTCAAAATTATATCAAAGGTGTAAGAGCTAAAAACAATTATTCAAGAGCTGTACTTGGTGGTGCTATGAGCCCTGATGCTGAATATATTATTAACTTTACAACTGACAATATTCAAGCAAACGTAAACGGCGAAGTTAAGACTTTTACATCAGGTGATTATACTTGCCGTGTCGCAGGTGCTTTAAGTGGTTTAGCTCCAAGTCGTTCTTTAACTTACTTTGAACTACCTGAAATAGTAGAAGCTCCATTATCAGAAGATGCTGATGCTGATGTAGCAGACGGTAAATTAATTATATTACACCAAGATGGAGCGTACAGATTTAGCAGGGCAGTAAATTCATTAGTAACTCTTACGGACGGTGTAACAGAAGCTTTCCAAAAAATCAGAGTTTTAGACATTATGGATATGATTGCAAACGATATTGTTACAACATTCAGAACCGGTTATGTTGGCAAATATACTAACAGTTTTACTAACAAAAACAGATTAATCGGAGCAATTAATTCTTACTTGCTAGGGTTAGCAAATGAAGGTTTGTTAGAAGCTGAAAACGACAACGCTGTTTATATTTCTGCCGAAAAAACTAAGCTTTACTTAGAAGACAAAGGCGTAGACACATCAGAAATGACATACAACGAACTTATAAGAGCAAACACAGGCTCTCAAGTGTTCCTTGATGGCGTATGCTCACCAACTGATGCAATGGAAGATTTAGACTTGGGAATGTACTTGTACCAAGCACTACAAGCAGCTTAATAACATAAGGAGATAAAGAAAATGGCTAAAACAACAGCAAAGGATGTTTTAACTGGCTCAGACGTAAAAGTTTTCTTTGAAGGTGAAGAAATTGCAACTTTTACAAGCATTGAGGCAACTATTACATTAAACACAGAAGATGTTCAGATTGGAATGGATGTAATGCCAAAAGTTATTTCTTGGCAAGGTGAAGGCACATTGAGCCATCAAGCAACTAATTCTCTAGGCGCTAAAATTTTAAATAAAATCAAAGCCAATAGAGATGCAACATTCACTATTGAAGCTGAAATGGGCAAACCTGCAACA